ACCCCTTGCGTCGAGCCGCGGACCTCTTGACCTTGATACGCGGATCGCCAGGTCGTGGGTAGTAGGACTCCAGAACCTCGCCGGTTAGCGGATTGAACGAGGTGAGTAGGATGCCCTTGTTCTCGTGCTGAGACTTGGCGTTCTCTTCGGACTCGAGGACGTTGTGTCCCCAGATGAGGGAAGGCGCTCCGTTGATCCTGTCGTCACCCCACGTGGTGTGAGCTGAGAAGTGTTCAGTCGTCGTGGTGACAATGCAACGGTCCGCATCCATGTAGGTGATGAGCCCGAGCATGCCACAGATGGTCTGCCAGAGATCCCAAGCCGATGAGCCGGTCTTGAATGGAATGGTTGCGATGGCGTGGAACCGCTTCGGTGCAGCGGCCGTCAGCGCGAGCGACTCCGACACGCCCTTGAACACAAGTCGATCGCGCAGCTGCTGAACGCTGGACTGGATCTTCTGGGTCGACGTATCGTACCACCCAGTGTTGTCGCAGATCATTTCCCACGCCTCACGCAGAGTCATGGTGTACGTCGGCACTGCCTTGGGGTTATACGGCTTGCAGTCGAGGAACATCACCGTGTAGTCGGCGAACTCCATGTCGACCTGGAAGCCGCCGTCGGTCTTGGCGATTCGTTTGACGCTGGTAGCCACCCCTGCGAAGCGGTGTGTGCTTGCCGAAATCTCCAGTTGACCGCCATCGGGAACGTTGGCCATCCAGAAGTCGCAGGTAGCGTGACGAAGGAACCGTGGATCGATTCCACAGTCACGCCACTCAGCGGTGATGTTCAGGACGTCAGCAGTACGATGGTCGTTGCGCTCGAGGGTGGCCTTCTCAAGCCGCACTGGCACTGTGACCGTGTTCAACCCACGGGCAAGCTGGTCCTTCTCGGCACTGCTGCCGAAGACAGGCACAACTAGCTTGGCTTCCATGCGTGGGTAGTAAACTGTCATTGGGTGGGCACGAGGTAGGTACGACCTGCAGACGGCCGTTCTCCGTATCGGATACCGTTTGCTTGCCTAATGATATCAGATTTCCCAGCATCTGCATAGAACTTGGTGGCCATGAACTCCCATGTGTCACCATCTCGGGCAGTGTAGGAGGTTGTAGACAACCCAGTCTCGATGCGGTTGGTGTCACGCTCGAGGTCCGCGAGGATCTGCAGTAGAATCAGCGAATCGTATTCCGTTTTGTTTTGGAATGTCAAGAACTTGATGTCGTCGTCAGCCTGTCGAATGAACAGGCTGGCATCAATGGGGATTGCGCTCATCGTGTCTGTCAGAGCTACGTAGCCAGTTTTGATCTGGTGGATGTTCGCTCGGAATTGCTGTAGGGTGTTTACCGAAGCCTTCTCGAAGTCATCGACTTGGTTGGCATACTTGGCTACCTGGGAAGTTGCAGTCCCGATGTTACCCAAGATGTCCCCAACCGAATCGAACAACTGCGGCTTCAACTCTGGACCACCGCCTGGTTGTGAGATGATTCCTGTGGATACCCAATCCTTCAATTGAGACTCGAGCAGAAGCTCTTGAACCTTATCCCCAATCGTCTGGTTGGATCTGAGTTGTGGGATGTCGGACACGGTGCGGGTGTCCTGCCGCCGGTCCACATCAATCTCGAGTGTCCATGCTACCTGGGTGGCCGACTCACGATCGATCTCGATAGATACCGGCAACCCAATGTAGGACACGATGTTGCCCCATGATACGGCGCAGAGACGGCCGTCTTGCACGAGGTCTTCGAAGCGATTGATCAACTCCTCACTTCGACCCTCTCCCAAAAACTTGTCCATCCATCGCCCCGCCAGTGTAATTGGGGGGCGCTTCGTGCCAAACACGTGGCGAGTCACATTATCGGAGCCAGGGTATTGGACCCTCGAGTTGCGAAGCTCCAGCTTGTCCTTTACCACTGGCTTCTGACGCGGACGGCCGAACGGCGCGGCGTACCCCTCGAGTGTGATGGTCTTCGGATTGGAACCCGACATCTGTCGGAAGATCCAGTTGTTAGCGGGCATTGCTACCTCGACTCCAATTCATAGACTTGTCGGACTGTAGTGTGCGTTCGGACAAGCGAGTAAGTTCCTGTACCGTCATACGGGCGATGCGGCTAGGATCCTGGTTGCTGTTGACCTGGATCTCCACCTTGTTGATGTAGGTGCGGTGTCCCTTGGCCTTGGAGTCCTCATCCTGAATCTTGCCCTTCTTTTTGAGAAGACCTTCGTCGTCGTAAAGAGCCCCAGTGTGCCCGTGCTCTTTGACCTTACGCTCACCGTCTCGCACACGCCCTGGAATTAGGTTGATGTTCAGCTTGTCCATCAACCAAGACCCTGCTCGCCCGAGAGCCATGAGGCCCTCTGCGAGAGTAGCCACGATATTGATGACGCCCTCAATCTCACCCAACAGCAAGACGCCGAACATCTCAGCGAGCGTGATTAGCTTGGGTGACAGCTCCTCGAACATAGCGCCGAGCCTGGACAACCCGCTCTTGATGTGATCCCACTCAACATTCGCGAGAGCATGGAACGGACTGGTGGAGTCTGTGATCGCGTTGACTGCGCCGAATACGGCTGCTGCAAACCCGACGATCTGAACTGCTAGCACCGCGATGCCCGCGGCCACCATGGGTAGCAACGGTCCAGCCTCCATGAGGATGGGGCCGAGTTCCTTCATGTGAGGGGCGAGCATTCCGGCAACGCCAGTGAGCATGCTTCCGCCCATCTTCATGCCACCGCCAAGAGCATCGAGGCCTACCATACCGGCCGCACCGCGCCCTAGGTACTTCATGAGGGTACCGTTCTCGCCCTTCTGAACGAGAATGTCGGCCACACCCTTGAGGTACGGCATCATCTTGACGAGCGCCGTAGTGGCCGCGTCGAATCCCTTGGCTAGGTGGTATCCGATCTCGTCGGCCCACTTCACGATGGCTGTACGGTTCTGGTCGAACCACTGATTGATCTTGTTCAAAAATCCCTTGATGGAATCAAACAAATGAGCAGTCAATGACATCATAACAGTTCGAACATTTTCGATGCTGTTTGTCCACGCTGTATCTAGTGTACCGCCATACTTTTCAGACGCCATCTGGCGCCCAGACTTGAACATTTCGCCTTCGACGAAGGCGAACCGATCATGGGCTGACTTTTTGTTGAAGTCACGAGCAGCTCCTCCATGCAACCCCAACACTCGGGCCGCCAGGAGGTTGGACCCTTTGGCTTGACCGCTGAAAATAGCGGCGGCTTCACGGCCGATCACATCAGGTCGAATACCTCGAGAAATGCCCACAGCCATGAGCTGAGCGGATAGATCGACTGCTTGTTTCACACTCGCGCCGCCACGCATCATTGGGATGAGGGCGGTGTTGAAAATGTTGACTAGATCATGGTACTCACCGGGTAGTTTCGCTGCCTTCTTGCGCATGAGGCGCATTGCGGCGTCGGCCGTCCGTTCACCACCCTCAAACGAATCATTTACCCCCATGGACTGAAACTCTCCAGCCATGCCAATGCGAGTTTGCTCCGCGAACGCGTGACCTTTCATACCCATGGAAATGCCCGCCATGGCTCGCTTCACGAGGTTCATGGACGACACTACCGACAGGAGCTTGCTCACGACACCTTCGACGGCGGAGCCGACGCCCTTGAAGGCGTCGCCGATACCATTCACGGCGCCCATCATCTCCTGGGCACCCTTGTTCATCTCCTTCATGCTCCCACCATTGCCCCCCTTGGGCATGATGGAACCGCTCGAACTGAAGACGACGTTTACTTTGTATGTTAGTGCCATGGTTCAGTACGGGGGCTGGAAGAGGATGGAGACTGCGTTGTCGACGAGTTGGTAGTGCGTAGCCGACGGCCCTAGTACGCCGCTAGGCTCAGGGATGATATCGTCGGTTTGCGAGTCGAACACGTTGGCGAACGAACATACCTGAACGCGAGTGTCAGCTCGAGCAATGGCCGCTCTTACGCCGGAGAGCTTGAAGGTATAGAAGTCGCGGCGGTTGTCGAAGTAGTCTCGTAGCGAAGCCTGGATGTTTGCGCGGATGTTGTCCACCTCGGTGAGGTCTGCACTGCTGCGCAAATACACAATCGCGCCGACATAGATCGGTTGGTTCCGAATGTACGTGACGATTGCCTCGCAGCCGGATCCCACGTAGTTGTTCTTGTAGATGAAGGAGCGAACCCCATCGGCCCACTCTTGCGAGCCGCCCCACGTCTGGTCAGCGATGTTCACGATTGCCGCACCGAAGGACAGACCATTGAAGACAGCCATTCGCTTGACACCAAGCCCTTGGAGGGCCCCAAGTGCAAGGGCGTCGTTCGTAGGTGCTTGCTCGCCTCGCGAGGCCACGATCGCAAAGCGTCGGTAGTCATCGTCGGTCAAGCCGTCGCTACCACCACCCGCGAGGACCTCCACCACCGTCCAGTCAGGATCGAACAACCCGCCGACTGAGTACTTGATTGGGTACGAACCGCTCACGAGTTGTGGAACATTCCCAACGCTACCAGCGCGCGTGCACACCACTGGAATGCGCTCGACCGAAGATCCCAGTGGAACGAACCAGTCGGTGGTTGTAACGTACTCAGCCGCGACGAGTGGGAACGGTCCGTCAGTAACGGCCGTTCTCGAGATGCGCGTGCCCTTCTTGATGGTTCCCGACAGGCGAGTCACGCTAGCAACACGATCCAACTTGACGTGACCGATGGCAGTCGTCTGAGTGGACTCGGGTGGGTCGGCGTACTCGCTTCGGATGTAGTCGATGAGGAACTGCTGTTCCGCAAATGGCAAACGGGCAGCTCGAATGCGCTGGATCACTTGATCCAGAATCACAACGATCTGCCCGCGTAGGCCGGATAGGAGGTGCCAATACACACCCTCCCGGAGGTTCACATGCTGGAGAATAGATGGACGGGCCGCAACCATTGCCTGGATGGCTTCGGATAGGATTTCGTCAGCCGATGGCAAGATTTTGATTGTCGTCATTTCTCTTCGCTATTGCCGTATTCTTCTTGCTGTAGTCTTTCGAGATGAGCTGCGAAGATCGCCATTTCTAGCGCCGTGAGCGGCTCCTTGTCAGGGTCTCGTCCTGCGATGGTGAAGATGTCTTGCATGCCGAACCGAGCAGCATATGCATACCGCCCCCACTGCAGCCTGAACTTCTCCCAGTATGCAGCGCTCAGTCCTCGGAGACCGGCAGCGCTTTTCCCATGATCTTGTCCACGTCTTCCTGAGTCACTTCGTGATACTCTCGGTACAACTGAACAAGAAAGCTGTGGTCTCGCGAACCGAACAGACCATCATAGTTCTCGCCATCGAGATCCTGCATGGTCACCTTTCGGAACTTTGCAGTCTCGATGTCGGTGCAAGGATCGCTGATGTGCGTGAGCATTTGCTTCACGCCCATCAGCCACTCAGCCTTGCGAAGTTCGATCATGGTGCCCTCAGGACCAATCACCTTCGCAGCATCCAGCGTGATCTTATCGATGTCGCTGGGACCCAGTGTCTTGAATCGCACGCCGCGTTGGCAACAGTGCTTGCCGTTAAGATGAATTTGAAATGACGCCATGATTACCCTTGGTTCAGAATGTTCGAATTGGCTTCCAGTATCGGAAACGCATCTTGAATTTTAGCATAACAGGGTCCGCGCGTCCACCGGATTCGAGGCTCCAAGCCCCCGTGGTCACTTCGGACATGAGGTATGCTGCCTTCCCACCATCGCGCTGGCGAATCAACACAGAGGCCGACTGGCGCAGGGGGAGGCCCTGCGCGTCGTTGGCTGTCTGAGCGTCGATGATCGACTGCATCTGCTCCTGGTCATTCTGATAGAGATCGCAGGAGGCCGAGTAGAAGTTGGTCACCTTGTCAAGGCGGTCTCGGTCTTCACCGTTCACGCCCTCTTGGGTTTCGGTAGCCTCTTCCTGAACCTGCCAGCCTTTGGCGAGGAACAGGACTGGCTTACCGTCCTGAAAGAACTTCAGGGTTACGTTTTGTCCACGAAAAAAAGGTACGCTAGACATGTGCTATGCTCAGAGGTTGGCGGTGATCTTTACAGACTCACCGTATTGCAGGCTAAGGAAAATCTTCTCCTGGCTCGAGGAAGTCTTCACGTCGAGCGGAATCGTGAACTCGCCATTGTCGAGATCGGTCTGGTTGTTCACAGCAGCCAGGTCGCCGATGTCGAAGTCGAGAACGTGCGGGAGGTTATTCGGGTCAGTCGTGGCGTTGCGCTTGAGTCCACCCATGAACTCTTCAACCGCTTGAATCTCGTCCTGCTGGTTGTAGGGTACGTTCGGACTATCTGTAAACGGCCGTAGCGAGGTCACGATGCTCTTGGCGATGTACAGACCCATGCGCGTACGAGTGATGGTCCGCTTGCGGGGATCGAGTGGGGCTGCCGAATTGACACCAGCCTCGAACGAGAAGCCGCCGCCAGGCTCACGACACAGGGTGATGATGCCGTTGTCGGTGTTCGTCGCGGCTGCTTCACCACGGTCAACCTCGAGCGAAACAATGCCGCTCAGGAGGCCGATGACCTTGGTGTCTTTCCAGGCGATCGAAGTCGACGGGCTAAGCTGGGCCGCAACTGACATAGCAAAAGGAGCCGGAGGAACCTGTCGCAACGTACCATCCACATCGTCAAAAATGCTTGGCCAAGCATCGACGTACCCAACATACAGAGAACGATATAGAGCAACATCGATCTTTACTGCCGCGCTGGACTGACCGGTCGGGCCGTTGATCCAGACCATGCGGTCCTTCATCAGTTCGGCGTGAGCAACTGCTCCGCTGTTGACGGCCGCACGAATCGTGTTGCCGGGATCGTCACATGCAACGTGGTCAACGTCACGTAGACCTTCGAGTCGGGCAAATCCCTTGTCGCCGGTGCCAGCGGTTCCCACATACTCAGCGGCCGTTACCGTGCCGTTGGTTCCGCCAGAGAAGGTAGACGTGGTAAGGATCGGCACACCTGCGGCGAGTTTGGCGATACCTCCGACGAGCAGTGTGTTCGTGAACGAAGGTACGGAGTCAGCACCAACGCCAGAGTAGTTCAGGTTCTCGAACACCTCAGTCGTGGTTCCGGACGCGCCGGTGATCTCGACCTTGAGGTTGAAGTGGTTGGCATCGCCGTCGGTGGCAGCAGACGTGGTTGCAACGAACGAGTTCGCGGTTGCGCCAGGATACTTGGCCGTCACCGTGAGCATCGGAGTCGGACCGGTCTTGTTGATGGTTGCCGTTGCAGTAGCAGCGGTGGGGCCGAGGACGCGCACGACGTTGAGCACGCCAGGCCACGCCTTGCGGATCATGGACAGGTATGCAGAACCAGTGCGGTCGAAACCAGCGGGTGCTACAGTGGAGATGAGTTCGGCCATCGAGCCGGGCTCGAACGCCGTCTGGGCAGGTCCCCATGGGAACTGACCAATGAGATAGCACTTGGATGTGCCCGTAGCGCGAACGATTGCCGGGGGGTTGCGCTCGATAGCGTACACTCCGTGGCGTCGAGCCGCTTGTTTGGTGGTTACAAAGACAGCCATCTAAATCCTTACAGACCACCGTAGTTTGTCGTGGTCTTGGTGAAGTCGGTTACGTGAGTTTGTTGTTCCTCATTCAGTTGCATTGCGAGATGAATGAGGCGCTGCCGCGCCGATGTACGGGTAACGGTTAGCAAGGCCGAAGCGTCGATCTCGACAGTTGCCCTGAACTCATCGCGGGCGATGGAGTTCGGGCTGTCGTTGATGTAGGGGCCGCCGATTTCGTAGTCAGCGATTGACGCCGGCCACCCATAGGTGTCGAGCTGAAGAATCAGGCCGTTTTCTACTGGGTCTACGTTTAGAGCACCTACTAACGAAGTCGCGCCTGCATTCAGGAGATCATCCAGGCGGGCGAGAATGTCGTCTCTGTCAATATCGGATGTTGCCCAGACATCCAGTTGTAAAGGCTGCGTAATGAATTTGATACCCCACGTGTAGTCACCTCGATTGACCGTCAGGTTATCGATGGCTACGATGTGGGGTTGAATCTCGAACTCCCTACGACGACCAGCCATGAGGATGGAGATCGCTTTTGGAGGGAGGCGCTTGTCGCCGTTGGGCCAGCGGTCGCTTACGTCGACGTCCGGCATGCGAGCTTGCAGATACGCTTGCAAGGCTGACGCGGTAGCTTGCTGGATGGAGATCACTTGACGTTCTCCATGTGATACTTGAGCAAACGTTCGAGTAGTGGAAGGGAGCCCTTGACAAACCAGTGAGGTTTGGTACCGTGCTTGGCGATTGCCGCTTGAATGCGCTTGGCGATTCGCTCTGGCGCATCAACGGGTGTTTGCCGACGATTACCCATCGCCTTGATCTCGCGACCGATCACCATATTGTTGGCGCGGCGAGAACCTCCGGTGTACAGAGTTCCGCGAAGCTTGACCCAATCAATGAGGTCTTCGAGGGGCACGACGTGAGGTCGAGAGCCAATCTCAACTGCCTCCGCGTGAGGAGCCTCTACGGCGATCTCAGCACCGTCTGCAGTGCCATAGCTGTGCACAGACTGCTGCAACTCGCCGAATGCCTTGGGTGCGCGACGAGCTACCAACGGGGCCCCATCCTTCGCAGTGCGATGCATCGCTCGGATGTACCGCATGTGTAGGTCTTCGAGGTCGGCCATCAGTGTGGGCATGAAGTTGTCGAAGTCGACAGTCTTGGTCTGCCCGAAAGCGTTGAGGGCCTTCCCACGGCCGAAGGTCGGCATCTCATCCGCTTCGTCGATCACTTCAGCGTCAACGATTCCAGGTCCTAGAAGCTTCATGGTGTTGCGATTGTGCGACGGAGAATCAACTGGTACGTGTAGGGGCGATAGGCGCGAAGCTCAATCAAGCCGTACTCACCAGCCTTGGGGCCAGATAGGATGTACATCACCTCAGTGTTCTGTGTGGTGATGTAGGGCTTGAGTTGCAGTGGAGTGAAACCAACCCCTGCTCCATTGCTGGGGGTGATGTGGTCCACGAGGATGTCGGACATCTCGAGTAGGCCGCCGGAGGACGATACCTCGCTGGCAGTCACAACTCGAACCGGAAACTTTTGGGGAAGCACGAGATCGACATCAGTGGCCGTTCCCTGCTTGAGACGAGCACCAGACCAGGTGCGCGTGCGGATTGTGAGTTGATGCGGGCGCTGGTCGAGCGAATCAACGCCGGCGATCGAGCGCACCGCATCAACAATGCTAAGCAAGTCAAGTCGTAGACTCATCCGAGTCGAATCAATCCGCCGCCAGACACGCTGGCGAACACATCGTTTTGAACGTTCACACCCAAGAGGTAGGCCAGACGACTTACGTACATTCGACCCTGACTCTTGATCTGACTCATCTGAGTATACTGAAAAAACTCGATTTCGTCAACCTTCTTGATGCCCGAATTCGCTGTGGATCCGAACACTTTCTCATCAACTTCGTCCAAGCGGACGAGGATAGCACGGAGCTTATCCTCGGCCGTTGGACTGATGTTGCCTTCGAGAATGCCTTCGAGCATCGGATTGCGGTAACGATAGAGGTCGGCATAGCCGAGCCAGAATCGAACGGCCGTCTTTTCCTGCTCGGTTAGCATCTCAAGGTGCTACGAGTAGGATCGCCTGCATCTGCATTGCACCGGCGAAGTGAGCGTTGAGGCGAGTGAAGATTTCGTTCACGAGGGTGATCGAAGTTGCAAGGTCAGTCGCGTTGGCCGAAGCCACGACGTTGGTGGCGTCAGCAACGGCGTGAAACGTTGTGCTGGCTCGGTGAAGGTTCAGGTCGGCCTTCAGCTCGTTGAGCAACGTGTTCGCCGAGGTCTGGTCCGTCGCGTCCGGAGATGAGATGGTGTTCGTGGCGTCGGCGGCGATGTGCACACCCTGGCCAGTCGTAGCAGACACCGCCGAAGCAATGTGCGCCACGTAGGCAGCCTTGAGCGCGTTCGCGCGAGCGATCACGGTGGGTAGATCCGCGGCGAGGGCCACGCTGACGGCCGTAGATGCGTCAGCGTGGAACACCTTCGTCGAAGGGAAGAGGTCAGCCCGAAGCTTGTTCAGCTGGGTGACTGCCTCAGTCGATCGCAGAGCGTCGATGTTACGTACAGTCACTGCCATGATCAGGCCACGTTCTTTCGCACGCCGCAGCTGTTGGGGCGATCGACCTTCATCTGGATCGTGCTGAGAACCTCAGCGCGCTCAGAGGGGCCGTTCTTGGCGAGCATCTCGTAGTGGAAACCCAACGGCACAGAACCGAAGCCGTCGTCAGCGGAGACGTCGCCCTCGGGGAGGCCAGACATCGTCGCGTCGGGGAGGTACTGCATCTCAACGTGGTTGGTGTTGAGGTAGTAGATTTGACCGGCGGTCGCGTCCTTGTCCTTGAGGAACATCATACCGTCGACTTCGAGTGCCTGAGCACCGAACTCGAGGCGCACGCTGCCGCGGGCGGTCATGACCTGATCGATCTGCCGACGGGTTGCGTCGAAGAGACCGGCGATGGTGTTGAACACCGCGGGCTTGCTGAAAGCCGTGTCGGGGTTCTCGCCACAGGCCTCGTAGATCACGCGCATGTCGTCGCGAATCTGAGCGAAGGTCGGAGCTACCGCGGGGCCAGCTGCGTTAAACACGCTGGGGCGGAAGTACGAGTTGCCACCGATCGAGCGGTCGATGGTCGCGTAGGTGTTGTTGTCGAGGCCGATGGCCACGTCGAGACCCGCGAGGCGAGTGCCGGTGCCGGGGCCCACGAACACTTCGCTGTTGATGGTCGAGGCGAGCTTCGCAGTCGCGTTCACGAGGTTACGTGCCCAGAGAGCCCGGTTGCCGAGGGGCGTGCTGGCCGTAGCCGACGCGTCCATCGCGAGCTTGGTCACGTGAATGTTCGCACGGTAGAGGCCCCAGTTTAGGACTGCCGAAGCCTGCACGTCACCACCAAAGTTGGTGGCGTCCTGACCTTCGGTGTAGTTCTCAGCGAGCTGGCCGTCGGCTTCCGGTGCAAAGGCAAGGTTCTTACCATCGCCCTTCACGATCGGAAGGTATCGCAGGATCGAAACCCGGCGGTTGATCTGCCGGACCACATCGCCACGATACTCCTGCGAGAGGATCGTAAGGCCAAGGGTAGTAACTGTATCTGCCATTTAGATTATCCGTTTTTCTGTTGCGCCAGGAACTCTTGTTCACGAGCCAGAGCGCGTTTGATTTTGTCTTCGTCACTGCCGGTGCCAGTACCAGACGTTGATGTCCGGGCTGGAGCGGTAGCCGCCGATTGCTTTGTGATTGGGTTGGTTTTCGAAACTGTAGGAGCCGGTCGCCACGGCTTGGCCGCGTCCGACTTCAGGAACTGATCGATCCCGTTTGCCAGTGGCAACACGGTGTTCTCGTCATGCTTGTAGAGGGGGGTGCCGTTCTCATCGAAGTCCACGACCTTACGAACGTGAAACATGTGCTCGGCCAAAACATCCAGGTACTCGGGGTTCACCTTTCCGGACAGGGACGACTTCAACGCATTGAAGCCGGACTCATCACGGGCTTTCTTTTCAGCAGCAGCAGCCTTGGCGTCGGCCTCTTCGGCACGCTTTGCCATCTGTGCGAGCTGAGCTTCGAGAGCTGCGAACTCGGGACTCTTACCCTTCTTCGGAGCCTCATCGGTCTCCTTCGGAGCAACGGCCGCCTGTACTGCAGCGAGCTTCTTTTCAAACTCGGCTGCGATACGAGCTTCGTAGCGCTTCATCTGGCTGGTCACCGCGGAGTTCACAATGTTTGCGACTTCCACAGCGGTCAGGCCGGTGGGGGTTTCAGTCTGTTCGTTCTCTTGATCGTCTTCGGGAGGCATGGTTCAACTTTCGTTGGGCAGTGCAAGGGTCGGTAGCACCGTTTACCGTATCGGCATCACGCCGTGGGTTAGGTTAGGATGGACATGCTACGGCTATCCGCAGCGGATTGAATCGAAACGTCAGGAAGGAGTTCTTGTGCGCCGGCAACAATCTCTTCGCGTACCTTGTTCTTGACTTCCTCGTTGGCCTCGGGGATAACCGCGAGGGCGAGCTTGGTCTGAACCTGCTGAGCAAAGGTCTTGGACGCGATGCCGAACGCCTTGATCTGCAGAGCGTTGGCGATGAGGCGGCTGAGAGTGGCAACGTCGTAGCCGGTGAAGCCGTCGATGTCCCAGGTCATGCGCTCGTCGCCGTTGGCGTCGGAGATGATCTCGAAGGATTCCTCAACGACCTCGGAGATGAGCTTGCCATAGGCAGTGAGCATCACCTTAGTGGAGGCCTCATCGAACTCCTTGGAGTCGGCAGAACGGCCGACTGTATCGGCGTTGTTGTCGAGACCCTGAGCCATCTGGTGCGTGATGCGATAGATTTCATCACGCTGTGCATCGACTTGCTTGCCGATGATATCATATGGAGTCGACTGTGGTGTCGACCAGGAAAACTTGTCGTTGGCGCCGAGCTGGATGTAGTAGCCAGCGCCCATCTTGGGAACGGTCGTCTCGCCGTCTTCGATGTTGAAGATTGGCATGGCGTAGCACGTGCGACGGATGGCCCAGCCGAGCGCCGCGCTGAGACGGAAGTGCTCGGTCTGAGGCTCTGCCACGCGGTTAGCGATCCACAGACCATCTGGCATGGTGAGTGTGACCAGCGGGACTTCCTTGAAACCATGCGGGGCAGGCTGCTGCGTACATGGGATAGGATCGCCGTCTCGCAACTGCTGTTGATCAGGCGTGCGATCGATGCTGTAGATCGTGGTGTTCTCACGGTCGATGATGTGCCACGAATGGCGAACGAATGTGGCCTGGCCAGGGCGACCGCGCATCTCCTTGCACGAGTAGATGCATACCCACTCGTAGGCGCCGTGCTCGTCTTTCATGAAGTCGAGAACGTTTTCCTCTTCGATGGCAACGGCCGTTGGTCGGTTGAGACCTGCGTCTTCGGCTTCCTGCTCAGACTTGGGATCGAACTCGGCCTTCGGCTTCTGCAAAAGCCAGTGACTTTTGCCTTTCACCATGGCGACGGTTGTACGATCGCGAAGGAACGAATGGAAGCTCACATCGTTGCCGCAGTCCGATTGGAACTCGGTGTAGATGGATGAGATTGAGTCGATGGGGTTCTTGGTCTTTGCGTCCTTGGCCTTCATCGTGAAGCCGCCGGAGAACAACCACTGCACGAAGTAGTCAACGATGGGACCTAGATACGATCGGTACGAGGATTCCTTTTTACGGTTCTCGTAAACATCCGGAGTCTCGTCTGGGTTCTGCGGCAGGAACATGTTGATGTTCTTGCGGAACGTCTTGCCACCCTTATACAGGGACCACAAGCGAATGCATTCGTCCCGATCGTAATCGGCGTGCGTCTTTTTGAGGTCTGCGTAGGTAAGCATCAGAAGGGAAGAACTCGGTTGGTGCCGGTGCGGCGGACTCCGCCAGTGTGAACTTTGAGACGCATGTAGGCCGCTGCAAGAGCGTCAACGTCGTCGTCGTGAGTGTCACCGATACCGGTGAAGGAAAGAACTTGAGAGATGAACTTGCTGACCCAGGGGAACCGAGGTCCGCCTTCGGGAACGAATATCATACCAGCGTTCCACGATGCTGCAGTGTCTTGCGCACGAACAAACTTGTCGACGAGGGCTTTTTCGGTCTTGATTGGGAGACCCGATGCTTTGATCTGGCGAGCGATCTCTTCCTCTTGACCACCAGTGTACCAGAACATTTTAGCATCTGTGTACTTCAAACGCAAGGACTTTAGTTCTTGGATGAAGGCGGGGAGTTCACACTGAGCCCGTACACAATCAAGCACGTAAAACTTATCGTCAATACCATGTCCCAAAACGACTGCAACTGAATAATCCGAGTATGTCTTCGCAGTATACGCGAGGTCGAGGCCGATTGCAATTCGTTTGAACGCGATGGGTAGTTTTTGATACCCCATGCACCCCGCACACGAGCACCTAAGTCCGAAGGCATGGTGTTCGATAAGCCAGCGAGGATCCTCGCTGTGGAGATACACATTTGTGTTCTTGAACACCGCGCCCCCACGGGGGCGTGGGTCTCCCATGTAGAGGGCTGACCACTCGTACTCGCCTACGTCCTTACGGCGTTTGGCGAGGTCTTCGAGGTTGTAGCGGAGGGGCCACAATGGCTTGCCATCATCGGAGATGGCGGGAAGGTTCACGTACTCCCAGTCGGCATCGCTCTCCTTGATGAGGGTGCCGGTGAGATCGTCGGCATGCCAACGCGTGTGGGTTACGATGGCGCTGGCGCCAGGTTCGAGACGCGACATAGCGGTGGATGTCCACCACTCGAAAACGTTCTGACGAATCTTCGGCGATTCAGCTTCCGCGCGGGACCGATGAGGGTCGTCGACGATCAGGAGGTGGACACCGCGCCCGGTTAGGGGACCGCTTACACCGACGGCGATCAAGCCGCCGCCTTGCACGAGACGCCACTCGTGGGCTGCCTTCGAGGAGGATGAGAACTGAAGACCCGCTGCTCGAGCCATCTCACGAATCTGTCGGCTGTTCGACTCGGCGAGTTCGCTTGAGTATGTACAGTAGGCGACGAGCTTGTCAGGGTTCTTCTTGAGGTAGAGAACGATGAGAGCGAAAATCAGTTGCGTCTTGCCATGTCGCGGAGGAGCGCTGAGGAGCAACCGAAGTGGCTCCGTCAAACACTTCTCGAGCCGGGGCACGATCTCACCAAGGTGATCGGCGCGGGTGTACTGCGGGTTCAGCTCGACCTGGAAATCGAGGAGCCCGTCGGCTGCGCCCTTGCGAGCTTGGCGTCGCTTACTTAGGCGGGAGCTTGCAAGGCTCCCCAGCAATAACTTGGAGGACATAGTCTAGGGTTCGTTCGTCAAGCTCAGACGCCTCTAGGCGGGCGATGACTTCGGAAAGCTCGGCCTCCACCTGGTGCTTCACTTGAGCGGCCCAGCGGCTGCTACGGCCGTGGGTAAGGAAGAATTTCGCGTACTCTGGATCGTCAACGGCCGCGTCGGTGACGCGCTTCAGCGCACCAACCTCGGCTTGCGCTGCAGCTCCCATCACATCGCGTTCGAAGTTGATGAAACGGCCGTCGCCCGAGCGGCCAGCGAGAAGCCACTTGTCGAGAGTCTTGCGGCTTACACCCACGGAGGCGGCTGCAACCTCAGGGAAGTTCCCACGACGTACCAACTCCACGATCGCAGCGTGAAGCTCTGGGGTGTAGCCCCAGTTGTCTTCGAGGGGCTCGTTGTGGTGCCCCGGTCGTACTAGTGCAAGGAGATCGTTTGACACTGCCGTCTATCTAGATAGTTACACAATTTGGCGGCTAAATTCCGAAGAAATCGAATTTGCCAGAATGATATCGCGTGGTTACAATTTTTTTCACATCGATCATCCAGCGGCGAAGTCCGAAGCGTTTCGCATGGATGCGACCTTCGCTGCACCACCGCTGGATGGTTCGTTTGGACACACCTATCAAGTCACTCGCCGTCGAAACGTCGATCCACCGACGAGTTCGACGTTTGGTCACGAGATCCGAGATAGAGGAGCCAAAAAAGCTCAAAAGAGTTCCGCGTACGTTTTAGGACCCGGGATACCGTCTGCGACAAGGCCACGACTTGCTTGGAAACGTTTGATAGCATCTTTCGTCTTTGCTCCCATCACACCGTCGAGCAGACCTACGTCAAAGCCCTTGTCGTGCAATGCTGTCTGCAATTCTAGCACACTATGAGTCTTAACACTACCGGGAAGCAACTGGTTGGCGAAGTCTGGCCAGTTCACACCGTAGAGGCGTTCGATGACTGGACGGATCGCGTTGTAGCGAATGGGGTAGATGCCGATGCCTGAGTCGATGGTCCACCGCTTGAGAAGCTCAACGGTCCATTCGTCACTCCACTTCGGGTTCTTGCTCGTGGCAGCGTGGGCGTTGATGTGGCGCATGGCCACAGCCGGGAGATTCGCCGCGAACGAGATCGCCGCTGCGCGAACGGCCGACTGCGTAGCACCTTCAGTTCCATCCCACAGGTACGCCTTCGCAGAACCGCTCACGAACGTGTACAGACGCTGCACCGTGTAGTGCTGCTGCGCCAGTTGTGCGGTGGGATCCTGGAATACCGTGGCGAACTTGTCAGCTGTCTCCATGGCTACAGCCTTCTGGGCTGGACTCCACTGGCCCTTGAACCCAGTCGCCCCACCGAAATACTCGGCGCGCATCTGATCCTGGCTGAGAACCGGACGGCCGTCTTTACCGAGTACGCGATACTGCCCGCCAGGTAGTTGCGTGACCTTCAAGCCCGCGGCAACGATGGCTGCCTCCCCACCGAACTTCACAACCTCACCAAGCATGTTGCTGACGCCGTACATGCCGGCTTCGCACCACTGGATGACACCGACAGTGAGGATGCACCGGTCGTACATGTTGATGGCGTCGAATCGCCCACCCTCAGTAGCTCCGAGGACGGCCATGAGCTTGTCCTCATCATTGGGGTTGGCGGGACACACAAACCCACACTTGCCCTTGAACCACGGCCCCTCGAAATTGAGGTAGGAGCCCCACCCGATCTTATTGTTTGGCATTGCTGTACTTGACCCAGGCCTCGAGAATCATTAGGCTGTGATCTACGACTTCAACCGTGAAGGCCTTGTTGTCGGGAAGTGTAGGATTGAAAAGCTTGAGAAGATCGTGGACGGCTGTGTACGCCCGAGCTGGTGACTTGCATTGCCATGACTGGTAGGCCTTGACGACGCGGAGAGCAAACTCGCCAAGACCCAGATGCACAGGGCATGCCGCGCGGACTGCTGAGTGCGGTGGAATGAAGTTTGCATCCTTGATGGTAGACATCTCACGTACACATCGGTACATCGGAGCCATCGTGAAGAACAGGCTCTCCTGAGCCTCCTTCGCTGCGGTAGGGTTCACCACTGTGGGGACACCATCGCGAAGCTTGTAGAGCTGAGAGCCGAAGGAAGATGGCACCTGACTGTCGGTGCGAAGAAGCTCGAGAACTGAGTTGAAGTCAATCACGGGATGAAGGAGATGATGCGAGGTGGAGGAAGCGGAACGATGTCGAGAGACCAAGAATCACCTCGCGTTTTCGCGAGTATGCCGGGATTCACGACGTCTGGAATCTGCGGCTCGAGGTGCCAGGTATAGGTACCGTAGCAGTCGGTGTTTTCATGCTGTTCTCTCGGGCACTTGCCGCCGGACACCATCTCGTACCACTCGAGAATTGTGAGCTTTGTTTGCTCGAGAACTTCGGCCTTTCCCAGTTCGCTTTTCGTCATCATTTCCATACAGTATAACACAAGTTCAAAAAAGTGGCAAGCGCTCCTTGACGACTGAGACGGCCGTCTTATCTTCTGGGACATGGAAACGAAACCTCGTCGCGGATGGATCCAGTTCAAGATTCTCGAACTCCTCGAGAAGGAAGTTTTCGACGTTGACAGGTTCTGCATCCGTGTGTACGGTTCTGCAGACAAGAACAAGCGCCAGCGACTGGCGAACAACATGCAGGCGATGCGCCGAAAGGGTATGATCAACAATGAGTTTCTCGACTGGATGCCAGGTAATGGTTGACCTGAAGAAGATTGCGAGGGCGCTGAGCGACCCCGGCGAAGGAACGCACGGGTGGCAGGACTACGTGGGTCCGCGCGACATGGCTGCCATGCTCGCCGAGCTGACGGCAGCGCGACTACTAGTAGAGCGGCTTCGCGCCATTGCTCCGTACAGCCTGGAAGAAAAGTACCTGCTGGCCATGCTGTCGGACTACGACCGCGAGGTGCAGCCGTGAGCCGCCCGGACAGGCCGTATAGGGCGACGCGGCACACTGACGACGTCACCATTCACTGGGACTACGCCACCACGTTCTACCGAGTGCGGCGGACTGTGGACGGGAAGCGCCAGTGGCTGGACGTGGACGCTGCCGCATGGGTAGATGCGCCCGGCAGGTCAAGTTGGTGGGGGAAGCGTGATGGTCACTTTGGTGCTGACAATGCAGCCGAAACCCACGGCGGCAAAGTCATCACCGTCCGCCACAAACCCGGTTTCGCCAAGCCGCGCACCCATGACCGAGCGTGGGCGCTGAGGCAGCTGGCGAAGGGGCGGGTGATTAGCAATGTGAGCTGGGCCCCGAGTGGGCGCGTCTACATGAGCGAGAGCGGGCCAAGGTTCGGAGATGGGGAGTTCATCACGAGCGGCCTGGACACTACCGACGGCTACACCTTCTGGCAGGAGCCGACCAAGTGAGCCGCAAGTGCAAGGTGTGCGGCGAGCGAACGGCCATGCCTCACGGCTGGTGCACGTGGTGCGTGAGGTCGTTCCACGCTCGCATCGCGGAGGACAGCTACGAGGCGTTTGACTTCACGGCAGCCGCCGAGTGGGGTGCGAAACGCAGGGCAGCAGCAAAGGCAGGTGGGGAGTGAGCGAACAACTCTACTGGCACTGCCTGCGCTGCGGCGGTCATGACCCCGTGGAACCGACGGGTGACCCTGGAGTGGAGTACGTGCTCGGCGACCGTGAGCCTTGCGTGGATTGCGGAGAGGGTACTGCGTACGTGGTGACTTTGAAGATGGGCGCCAGGTACGAGCAGGGGAGAGCAATGGGTATGACTCAGTCCGAGGCGTGGCTACGAGCGAAGGGAGAGCGGCAATGAGCACCAAAGTGAAGCGGTATGGGATTGAGAAGCTCGTTTGCGGAGCCATGAACAGGCTGGAGTGGGCAACCGAAGCGGAGCGAGACCGAGAGAACAACAACGCCGGTTGGCGCAAATACACCGTGACCCGCACCGTGCGCGCCAAGGGCAGGCCTCTCTGGTGGGCCATCCGGCAGCTCCAGGAGGGGCGGGCGGTGGTGGATGGTGATGGGGACACCTGGTACCCGACAGGCGTAAAGCACTCAGACCGAAGCCTGTTCTCGCTGCTGCAATCTGTCGGCTGCGATGGCGTGAGCGGCAGCGATGACTACGCCCAGTCCTGGACGCTGGCGGTGCAGCCATGACGCCCGTAGAGCTGGCAGCTGAGAACGCTCGGCTATCTGCGGAAGTGCAGCGTCTGTCATTTGCGCTCGGCAACCTGTCCTGCACCCGCAACCACGTCCCACCTGTGGTGCAGATGCAGCAGGAGAACGAACGGCTTCGCGCTGCGATAGTGCGCATGGCCGAAGTACTGGAGGCATGCGTGAGCGCTGGGAGCGGACCGTTCGAGACTGATTTTGGGATATTCCGAGAGGAGTCTGCGAAATGGGCACGCATCCTTCGTGCTGCACTTGCGGTGCAGCCATGACGCCCCGCAGGCAGACCAAGAAGGTGATGGCGCGCGTCCGGTGCGAAGAGCGCAAGCACGCCACGTACTTCGCCGGCAAGCACGACCGGTGCATCCGGTACGTTCAGGGCGAGGCGACCCGCGCGGTGCATGCCGCGATGTTCGCTGCCGCTGGTGAAGGCGTGGTCATGCTCCGCGAGTCCCTGCCGCCTTGTCGACTATCGACGGACCCGGACGTCCAGTGTCCAAACCAGAGCGACCAGCGGTACTCGATGGATTTCACCGACGTGGAAGCCGGCCAAGTGCTGCACTTCTGCGCTACGTGCGGCCCCGTCGAGAAGGCGATGGTCGAAGCGATTGAGGCCAGGTTCGACGAGCCCGGATTTGCGGACAAGTTCATGCAAGCCATTGCCGATGCAACCCGAGGTGACGCATGACGCCCCGCGAGGTGCTCCTGGCCGCGGCGGACCTGCTGGAACGCGACGGGTGGATACAAAGCGGCGCCTACCATCCCGGCGGACCTGCCTGCGTCATCAACGCGTTCCTCGCTGTGGAGCCCGACGACTTGGACTCGAGGGCCGGCGCGCATGAACTGTTCATTGCGCACGTGGGGGCGCGTCGCGGCATTGACGAGTGGAACGACGCCCCCGGCCGCACCCGCGACGAGGTGGTGCGTGCACTGCGCGAGGCGGCGCGATGAGCGGCCTACGGCAGTGGTATCGGTGCACGTGCGGGGCGTACACGAACGACGCGACACATGATGACATCTGGTGCTCGCGCGATCGTCCCAATGGCCCACTGGTTCGCCACGAATGGCAGCCCATTCCGCCAGAGCCCGAGACCCGCCAAGACCGCACCATCCGCCGACTGCGCGCGCTCGCCGATGGTTACAGGGCGAAGGCCAAGAGGGCCGAGGAAGCCGATGGCAAATACTACGTCAAGGCCCGCGTATACGGAGCCATCGCATCCGAATTCCGCCGCGCCCTTCATGCGATTGCAGAGGGACTCGTGAACCCGCAAATGGTGGCCAAGGACGTTTTGGCATGGCGGCATTCGTCCAGCGGCGGCGTACCGATGGAAGCGGTGATGGCCTTCGGCGAACTGTTGCTGGGCGCCAAGGCGGAGCGCGCCCGCATCGTGGCGAGGCTGCGGGAGATGGCTGACCAGACTGACCAGGTTTTCGGCGAGGCGGCCGACATCATCGAGAGCGAGGAACCATGAGCGACTTCGAACTACACGAACACCGCGGCTGGGGCGTCTACCTGCAGAACTCTCGCACGGGCGATTGGTATCTCGATCACGCGACCCTGAGCGAGGCCCTGGCCGAAGCGTTCGCCGCCGAATCGCAGCGCGTCGAAGAGGTCACCATCCGCCCCGTGTGCCTCGGCGCAGACCCGGTGCAGTTTGCAGCGGTACAGATGGCGATGGGTCTCGCGTGGGCGCTTCATGTCGCGTTCGTCTCACCGTGGCAAGGCACCGGTCGCGAGCACAATTGGTTCCCGCGGGCGCTCGCGGGCGAGGTGAACGAGCTATTCGGCGGCAGCCTGGAGCGTGAGCCGTGAGCGCGGGGTGCACCACCACCATGAGCAAGTGGACCCTAGACGAGGGGCTTGAGGTGGTGAGGTGGTTCACGCCAATCCTTGCAAAGGTCGGGTTCAGCATCGGTCTTACCGGGAGCGTGCTGACCAAGGGCGAAAGCAACAAGGATCTCGACATCATTGTGTACCCACTATGCACCGATCGGGGTGGGGTTGCCGAGGCGAAGATCGCCCTCGTTCTCGGCGGTGCCGAGTGCAAGTACGGCCGCTTTACCGTCACGAACGCATGGCGCGAAAAGGGCTCGCTCGACAACAAACACGTGGAAATCTGGACCTACAAGGGGCGTCGTATTGACGTATTTTTTCTGACATGAAATCACTATACTTCCTAGGGGCCCTGTGTATCGCTGCTGAGGTGTATGCGATGTACGCATTGAACAAACAACCACGGGCAACCGAACCGTGTCAGGACGAGTACAGCATGCACTTACAGTGCCCTCATCCCGATCACCGCGGTGAGGTTATTAATGACCACCTCCTTTGCAAGTGTGTGCGCAAATGAGACTCTGGCTAGATGACCTTCGCAAGCCACCGTTTGGCTACGTGTGGGTGAAGACCTACGACGAAGCCATCCGAGCGCTCCTCGAGAACGAGTGCGTCACCGTGTCTCTCGACCACGACCTAGGCGAGGAACACTACTCGGGTGACTTCTCTCGCACCAAGTCGGGCTACGATGTGGCTAAGTTCATCGTGGAGAACAACATCAAGCTCGATTACATCACCGTACACAGCTTCAACCCCGTGGGTGCTGAAAATATGGTTGCGCTGCTTCGGAACGCTGGCTATGTTGTGAGGCGAGTGACCCCACAGGAGATGTACAATGAGTAGTCCGTACCGAGAATCCGTTCGATGTGAGCCTGAGGTCATCCGACCTCCGCGCAAGCCGTTATCCAAGCATGTCGTGCACGGCGGCTTGTTGCTGCTGAGCTTGCCCATGTTCGACATCTTCTACGAGCTGAACATGACATACCCGTCGGGACACACCACTTGGTGGACGGTCGTTGTTATCGTTGCAGGGTTGGCAAACCTTGCGGCGTGGGTGGCAAGGAGCGCCTCATGAGTAGTGGCGATGATGATGACTGGATGCGCGCGGTCGCTGCGTACGGGGCCCCTCCACTACCATATGGTCGGGACTACGTCAACCTGGTGCTACCGGATCGCGGGCCAACAATTCGGCAAGAAGCGGCCGTTGCTGAGCGAGCCCGTATCGTGGCAGACCTTCGAGCCATTGCAGACGATGTTACCAACCCAACCAACAAACTGGCGCTACTGATGGTAGCGTTGTGGATCGAACATGAGTAAGTACGACGGATACATTCCAGTTCTCGACAAGGGATACGTGAAGCTTATCGAACACTGGGGTGGAGGTGAGGCCAAGGACCACGAGTCCGGCATCATCGAGGCCGCGCGCCAGTCCACCGATGGGAACTTCAAGGGCTGGGACAACGACGCCAAGCTCCTGAAGTACTTGTGGGACCATGCGCACAACACGCCATTCGAATTCGCAGGGGCCGTCTTCGAGGTCCAAGCGCCGATCATGGTGTTCCGCGAATGGCACCGCCATCGCACGCAGGTGTTCAACGAGGTTTCCGCTCGCTATGTCGAGATGAAGCCGATGTTCTACATCCCATCCGACGAACGCCTCGCCGCAGGTGGGCAGTCCAAGACCAACAAGCAAGCATCGGGACAGCCACTTGATGCTGATGTAGTGAGCATGTCTCGCACCGTGATCGAGCAGTCTGGTATGCGAGCCTACCAAGAATACCAAACCCTTCTCGACCATGGTGTTGCCCGTGAGCTTGCCCGTCTCGTCCTTCCCGTCAACATCTACAGCCGCATGCGAGTCGCAGCCAACCTCCGAAACTGGTGCGCCTTCCTTACTCTTCGTGAAGCACCCAACGCCCAATGGGAAATCCGAGAATTTGCCGGAGCCCTTGCCGGATCTCTCGCTACCATATTTCCACATGTTCTCGAGCTACATCAAGCGTCTCGAGCTACGTAACTTCCCATGGCCTGTCAAGATCGGCGTGAGTGGAGGATGGGTGCGCCTTGAGTGGCTCGTTCCTGATCGGGACAGCGGTGGACAGATGCACATAACCGACTCGTTCCACATGAACTTCGATCCGGGGTTTGACAGCTTTGCACGTGTGGTGTACCGTGGACTCCAGTCCATGCTCAAGCACGAACTCGACGAGGCTTTCCACCAGGACGGAGTAAGAGTCTATGACCCGCACGCCTAGGTACGAGGGTTGGTTCATTCGTTGCACCGTGATTTACCAGTCCGCGATTCTTTCCGAAGACGGCCGTTCGGGTACCGTTGCCTCGTGCGCCGAACCCGAGTATAATGGCCTGTCCTGTTCCAAAACTGAGTGGGCCGTGACATTGGACCAAGCTAAGTATCTTGCGGAATTGCAAGCCGAAAGCTTGGAAGAACTTCAACGCATGCGCGGCCTCAACGACTACATCATCATTCGACGTGGGTGAATATGCTATCTGAAGAGTTCCTGAAAACATACCGCGAAGCCGGAGATTGCTTCCCAAACTTGCTTGCTCGTGCTACGTATCTTTCGAAGTTTTGTCGCGATGGTGAGTCGTGGACAGACACTGTGAAGCGGGTGGTGGAAGACAATGTTTCGAAGGATCCGAACGTCTCGGAAGATGAAGCGAAGGAGTTGTTTGACGCAATCTGGTACATGCGCGTTATGCCCCCCGGACGAGGACTATGGACTGGTGGCGTTCCAGGAATGCACCCGGCTGCCAAGTTCAACTGCTGGGGAACTGTTCTCGATTCACCAGAAGAGTGGTGCTGGACTGCCGATATGCTTATGCTCGGCGGGGGCGTGGGTGTGTCGCTGCTCGAGATTGACAAGCTCCCGATTGTCAAAGGGTTCAGTCGCCTCTACATTGGTTGCTCTAGCGAGCACCCGAATGTGGGGGAAGTGCAGCCAGACTACGTGGGAGACCGTGTGTACTCTATCCCCGATTCTCGAGAAGGATGGGTCGATGCACTACGAACGGTACTCGCTGCTGGGTACTCTGGCCGCGATGCGCGAGTTGATGTCACTGGCGTACGAGAGCGTGGCGCCCCGATTCGTACGTTTGGTGGCGTCGCTTGTGGCCCTGGTCCGCTGGTTCACCTTCTGAGGAAGGTCAACGGGATCCTCAATGGCGCCATCGGTCGTCGTCTTACGAGCGTCGAGTGTCTGGACATCACCAACTACGTGGGGTTGTGCATTCGCTCCGGCAACGTGCGGCGGAGCGCACTCATCGTCGTGGGGCAACCTGACGACCAGGCGTTCCGCGACGCGAAGAAGGACTTTGCGGCCGTCCTCAGCCATCGCTCCACCAGCAACAACTCCATCGCCGTTCGTGGGGATGAGGAGTGGATGGCCCTCGTGCACGACATGTCGGAGTTCGGGGAACCTGGGATCCTCAACTTCCAGCGCGCTTGGCACGACGACGAAGGCGCGGTTGTTGTCAACCCGTGCGGCGAGATTTTCCTTCACAAGCGCGAGGCGTGCTGCCTGGTGGAGTTCTTCCCCAGTCGCTGCGAGAGCCTGACCGCTGCGCGAAGGGCGGCCGTTCTCGCAACGCGCTACTGCCTACGACAGCGCCTCGATCCGTTGCCCGATGCCGAGTCCAACGCCAAGCAGAAGGCCAACATGCGGCTGGGTGTGGCCATCGGAGGGGTGTGTGACTTCGACTGGAACACGCGCACCATCGACCGGCTGTACCTCGACGTCCGCATCGCTGCCGACGACTATGCTCTCGAGCTTGGGGTGAATGCGCCGATCGCGGTGACCTGCATCAAACCCAGTGGTTGTCGACCAGCCGATGCGCTAACCACCACCACAACCGGGATTCTAACCATGCCCGAGTTGTTCGAGTTGCACAAGTCAGGCGATGAATGGGGTCCTGCTCCAGGGTTCGTTGTCGACCTGGATGGCAGGGAACGCAGCGTGACCAAAACCTACGACAATGGCGTGGCCCCTGTGGTCGAATTGAAAATGAGTTTTGGGCTATCGGTGAAGTCGACGCTCAATCACAAGTGGTGGGTAGTGGGTCGCGGGTGGGTGGAAGCTAGCGACATTGCGATTGGTGATGTTATCGATGTCAAGATCGGCACCTACCAATCGGCAACCAACGCACAGTTGAAGCGCCTCGAGTCTAGGGCTATCTCGATGAAATCGGACTCCCATGAGATCAGTCAACCTGAGGAGATGACTCCCGATCTGGGTTGGTTACTTGGGTACTTGTGGGGGGATGGCGCCATGTCCCCTAGCAAATATCGAATCCGATTCGTTGACCAGCATCGCGAAAATTTGGAAAAAGCACAGCGCATCATCCTGGACTTGTTCGGGATCGAATCCAAGTTGTTCAAAGCATCCGAAAACCGCAACGCTCTGACGCTTGACATTGCATCGAAACACCTGTGGCACTGGCTCATCAAAAACGACGTGTGGAAATACTTCGCCGATCAAATCGATGAAATTCCACGAGTCGTGCGACACTCGTCTACCGAAGTTGTGGTTGCATTTCTCGCAGGTCTGGTTGATTCCGATGGCTGTGTAACCGGAACTGGCAAGGTAATTTTCACGGGCGCTTGTGAATCCTTTATGTGGCACATGCAACACGTTGCATGGTCGGTAGGGTTTCCGATCGGGCGTAGCCTGTCTACAGGTGGTGAGAACCTGCAGGCTGAAAAGAGAATGTGGCATTGCCAGTCCTCAGTGTTCGCGCTACCTGAAACCGTAGCACTGCTGCACAAGCACAGTACGAAGCTTGGGAAGCATGAGTTGACATCGCTAAACCTGACAAGTGGCAGGATGACCAAGACGCCCGGGCGCGTGGAGTCGATTGTCGAGCTTGGAGAAATGGAAACATTCGACATCGAGGTTGAGGGTGATCACTGGTACCGTGCGGGGTCGGTCAAAAGTCATAACACGATATCGCTGCTCGTGGGGGCCTCTCCTGGCATGCATGCGCCGTTCGCTCCGTACTACATTCGACGGGCTCGGTTTGCCTCCAACGACCCCATGGTGGCCCACCTGGTAGCGGCTGGTGTACCCATGGAGCCGGACCAGTACGATCAGACTCTCAATACCCTCGTCGCGTCGTTCCCTATTGCCAACCCGGGCCTCAAGGTCTATGTTGCCAATGAGACCGTGGACGACCAGATTCAACGACTCGTGGACCTACAGAATCACTGGGCAGACAATGCCGTCAGTGCTACTGTATCGTTCGAGAAGCATGAGGAGCTTCGGCTTGCCGAGCTTCTTGCTGAGAACATCCATGACATCAAGTCGGTGTCGTGCCTGCCCAAGGCTCACGGCTACACGCAGGCCCCCTACGAAGAAATCACTAAGGAGCAGTACGAATCCTTGATTGCTGGGATTGACAACACCGCCAAGCTGACTTACGGTGGAGATGTGTTGGTAGATGAATGTGCAGGCGGTGCCTGCCCTGTGAGGTGAGAAAATGGATATCGA